GGACGCCCCCGCGCCCGCTCCGGCCCCCGCTCCCGTCGTCCCCGAGCAGCGCCCGGCCCCCGCCGACGCCGCCCCCGAGGCACCGGAGGCGTGACCATGGGCGTGGACATCGGCCCGCAGCCGTCATGAAGGGGGTGAACCGTCCGTGAGCTGGTATCAGCTGCTCGATATCCGCAAGCAGGGGCGTCTCGAGTTCGAGATGGACCCGACCGTCATCGGGCCGCCGACGGCGTGTCCGAACGACGGCGAGCCACTCCAGCCCGGGCCGCCCAGTGACGCGGGGATCTGGTTCTGCAAGTACGACGGCTGGCAGTGGCCACGCGACTGGAACCGTCCCGAGCCTCCGGCAGGCCTGTACGACGGCATCGCCGAAGCACCCGGCAGCTACAGCGGCATCCCGTAACCGATCAGCGAAGGAGGGCAGTGCAGTGAAAGCGGGTGGTAAGGGCGTCACGAAGAAGCACGCGGGATCCGCGAAGCATGTTGCGGCCGCGAAGCACAAGCCCTCGAACAAGCAGGTCGCGCTGAAGAAGGCCGAGCAGCTGATCGCGGGCATGGGGCTGGTGATCGAGCACGCGCACACGGTCGCGAAGCACCCCAAGCACACCAAGGCCAGCAAGTGGTCGCCGAACGCGGATGTGGCGTGCTGCGCCGCCGAGGCCCTCGCCGCCTCGGCGCGCCTCGCAGGGCGCCCGGTGTCGGACGCGGACGTGCTCGCCCTGTACTGGCTCACCGCCGACCACGAGGACGCCGGTGCGACACTCGAGGCCACCATCGAAGCCGCCGCAGTGTTCGGCCTCGGCGGGGCACGCCTCGTCGCCGCCCGGCCCGCCCAGCAGCTCGCTGACGGGATCGTCCTGGGCACCGACCTGGCCGAGCGGCACGCCATGACCGTGCAAGGGCACGGCGTGTGGACCTGGGGACAGTGGCGGCCCGCATCCTGCGGCCTGCTCGCCGCAGCTGACGAGGCGTGGGAGCTGACATGGCAGTGACCACCCCGTGCCTGTGCCGCCGCGAGGACGTCAAGCGTGCACTCGATGTGCTGGAGACGGCGCGGGTCAACTGGCAGATTGACCGGGCGATCCAGTCCGCGGCGCGGAACATCGAGGCGCACTTCCACCTGATCTTCCACCCCACCGACACCACCCGGTACTTCGACTGGCCGAACTTCGACTACGCCTACCCGTGGCGCCTGTACTTCGATCAGCACTGGCTTGCCGCGACGCCTACCACGGTGACCACTGGCACGTCCGGCGGCGCGTTCGTCGGCGAGACGATCCCGATCAGCGCGTGCAACTTCGAACCGGTCAACTCGGGGCCGCCCTTTCGGTGGCTGGAGCTGCGCCGCGACCTGAACTACAGCTTCGGTGCGGGCCCGACGCCGCAGCGCGACGTCGGCATCACCGGCACGTTCGGGTTCTGGCTGCAGACCGACCCGGGCGGCACGCTTGCCGCCGCCGTCAGCTCGCCTACGGCCGGCACGGTACTGGTGTCGGACGGCAGCGTGGTGGGTGTCGGCGACCTGCTGATCGTCGACAGTGAGCGGCTGCTCGTCTCCGACCGCTCGAGCAACGACAGCGGGCAGACGAACTTGGCGGGGCTGACCACGGCGTCGCAGGCCGATGTGGTGGGGACGGTGACGGACGGCACGCAGCTGCACGTCGATGAGGTCATTCAGATCGGCGGCGAGCGGATGCTCATCATCGACGTGACCGGCAACGCGGTGACGGTGAAGCGCGCGTGGGACGGCACCGTGCTGGCCGCGCACAGCGTCGGCACGCACATCTACACGTTCCGGACCCTGACCGTGTTGCGCGGGCAGCTGGGCACCACCGCAGCGACGCACTCCAACAGTGCTGCGGTGAGCGTGTGGCGGGTCCCGGCGCTGCTGCGCGATCTGGCGGTTGCCGAGGGCGTCAACAGGCTGCTGCAGGAGACGGGCGGCTATCGGGACCCGCAGGGCGACGGCGGGGCCGCTATGGCGCACCTGGGGACCGCGCTGGCGGAGCTGTGGGACGAGGCGGAGACCGCGTACGCCCGCAAGGCCAGGATCAGGGTGGTCTGAATGGCTGACGAGGGGCAGGGCACGATCCACGTCCGGCTTGCGGGCCCGACGGTGGAGGGCTTCGCGACGCCCATGGTCGAGAAGATGCTCGAGGGTGCGACGCATGAGGTGGCGGACTACGCCAAGTTCCAGGTGATGATCACCGAGGAAGAGACGTTCATCAACCCCACCGGCTACTACACCAGCAAGACCACCCTCACGCCGCTGTCGCCGACGAGCTACTCCCTCAACGACGGCATGGTGATCTACGGGCCGTGGCTCGAGGGCGTCGGCTCCCGCAACGCCCCCGTCACTCGCTTCCCCGGCTACCACATCTACCGCAAGACCAAGAACAGCATCGCCCAGAAGTCCAAGGCGATCGTTGACGCGTGGGTGGAGCGGACGGTGAAACTGCTGTGACCCTCTCCATCGACTCGATCACCACCGCGCTCTCCGATGCCGCGCTGGTCCTCGGCGTGTTCGACACCGTCAACGGCCACGAGGTGAAGTCCCCGCCCGGGAACGGCATCACCCTCGAGATCGTGTTCGGCACGTTCGAGCTCGTCGCCAACCGCTCCGGCCTCGACGACGTCTCCTTCAAGCTCGTGTACAAGGCGCGGATGCGGACCCCATGGGCGCAGCAGCCCACCGACGGCATCGACCCGAGCCTGCTCAAGGCCTGCGATGCGCTGCTCGCCTCCTACATCGGCGGGTTCACCCTCGAGGGCAACGTCACCGCGGTCGACGTGCTCGGCATGGCCGGCGGGACGCCGATCAGCGCGCAGTCCGGCTACATCGACCAGGGCGGAGTCATGTACCGCATCGTCGAAATCACCCTCCCGCTCATCGTTGACGACCTTTGGAGCGAGAGTGCCTAGGGGCGTGTACGAGCGGACTCCCGAGTACCGCGCAAAGATGCGGGCCGCCGTAACTGGCCGCGTCCAGAGCGAGGACACCCGACGGAAGGTGTCCGAGGCCCGCACCGTGCATGGGATGCGCGGGACGCGTACCTACCGCTCCTGGGAAGCCATGAAGTACCGCTGTAACCAGCCAAGCTGCAGGGCCTACCCCGACTATGGCGGCCGTGGCATCTCCGTCTGCCTGCGCTGGCAGGACTTCGTCAACTTCTATGCCGATATGGGTGAGTGCCCGCCGGGGCACTCGATTGACCGCATCGACAACGACGGCAACTACGAGCCCGGCAACTGCCGCTGGGCCACCCCGGTACAGCAGGCGAACAATCGGCGTCCCCCGCGCCGCCGGCAGAGGACGGAGGCCCCCTGATGGCCAAGCAAGGCGGGTTGGGCGACAACCTGTACGTCGGCGGCAACGACCTGTCCGGGGACGTGCAGCAGGTGAAGGTCGCATCCCCCATCGCCACGCTGGACGGCACCGACATCACGCAGTCCGGCAACGCCAGGTTGTTCGGGCACCGTGACGGCAACATGGACTTCACCGTCTTCTACGACGTGCTCGTCGCGCACCCGGTCCTGTCGGCGCTCCCGACGGCGGACACGCTGATGACGTACTGCCGCGGCACGACGCTGGGCGCCCCGGCGGCGTGCCTGCAGGCGAAGCAGATCAACTATGACGGCAACCGCGGCACTGACGGCTCCTACCTGTTCACGGTGCAGGGGCAGGGCGACGGCTTCGGGCTGGAGTGGGGCAACCTGCTCACCGCGGGGCTGCGGACGGACACGGCGGCGACGAACGGCACCTCGCTGGACCAGTTGGCATCCACCAGCTTCGGTGCGCAGGCCTATCTGCAGGTGACCGCGTTCACTGGCACGGACATCACCGTGAAGATCCAGGACTCGGCGGACAACAGTTCCTTCGCGGACGTGTCCGGGCTGGCGTTCACCGCCACGACCGCGGCCGCGACGTGGCAGCGGATCTCGATCAGCAACGCGGCCACGCTGCGCCGCTACGTGCGCGTGGCCACGACCACCTCGGGCGGCTTCACCAGCGCGACGTTCGCCGTCGTCCTCAGCCGCAACACGCTCGCCGGGCAGGTGTTCTAGTGGCCCGCTTCGACCCGCGCAACTACCAGACCTACAGCATCCACGCCCCGCTGTCGACGCACTGGCGCTCTATCAGCTGCGCCGAACTGGGCTGCGCGAACTACCTCAACGGATGGACGGTCCGGGTCGAGCACCTCACCCCGGCGCAGCTCCACACCTGCCGCACGAGCGGACGCCGGTACACCGAGCTCGCGGTCCGCGAGGGAGAGAACTACTTGGTGTACGAGGCCGGGCAGCCGTGCTTCGAGGCCTCCGCGCATGTGGTCCGGGTGGAGCGGCCGGAGCTGTACGTGATCCGGGACGGCGACACTCGGGCCAACCCGACCGGCCGCCGGGCCGTGGTTGACGGCGCGACATGGAACGACGACTTCGGCGAGCACCAGGAGCGGATCGCCGACCTCATGAAGGAGGGATGACGTGGCAGAGACGCTGGCGCAGGTGCGGTTCGCGCAGAACGGCTACCACTTCGCCTTTGAGGCTGGCGACGTGGAGGTCTCCACGGCTAACGACGTGCACGAGCGTCCGAATGACGACGGCCCCGTCTGCCGGGAACTCGGCGAATTCATGACCGTCTCGATCCGGGCGCGTGTGCCCCGGGCGGACTTCCAGTGGGTCAAGACAGAGCAGGAGGGATAGGCCATGGCGAAGAGCACTGGTCTGGGTTGGACGACGCTCTCGGTGGACGACTCGTCCAACGCGCAGCAGGCGATCAAGAACGACATCACCAACCTGCAGTTCGCGACGCCGCGCGCGGTGCAGGACGTGACGGGCGTCGACAAGAGTGCGAACGAGAGGTTGCTGCTGCTCGCCGACTTCACGGTCACCCTCAACGGGGTTTTCAACCCGGCAGCGAACCAGTCCCACGATGTCTTCAAGACGATCTCGTCCACGTCGGTGAACCGGCTGATCACGCTGGTGCAGAACGGCAAGACCCTCGCGCCGACGTGCGTCCTGACGGACTACCCGCTGACCCGTTCCGCGACCGGTGAGCTCACCTTTGCCGTGCCCGGATCGCTGGCCAATGGTGTCGTCCCCACCTGGTCCTAACAGCTAAGGAGCCAGCCCCACATGGGCCACAAGCTGCAACGCAAGTCGTACCGCCTCAGCTTCGGCGAAGGCACCGCCCTCGAGGGCGCCACCGTCGTCATGGGCGGCATGACCCTCGGGGAAGCGGAGATCCTCAACCGGCAGCCCGACGACCCCACGAACATGCGTGAGGTGCAGGAGCTGTTCGACCAGAAGCTCAACCTCATGGCCTCCCGGCTGCAGTCGTGGGACCTCGAGGACGACGACGGCGAGATCCCCACCACCGCCGACGGTCTCAAGCGTCTCGAGCAGGGCGAGATGCTCGAGCTGCAGCG